TGCTGGCTTGTGCTCTCGCACATATGCAGGAATGTACCTGATGAATGACTATGAACTTTTCAAGGAACAGTCAGCTTTCGCTGTGATTCTATTTTAAGAAATCTGCACTCTGAATGGAACGTACCATTGGGAACATCACTAACACCAATGGGAACACGGCCTATAACTTTGCTTGGAAGTGCTCCAAGTCTTCAATCAGATGCTGTATGTTTTCTTTCAGATGGGCAGCATCCAGAACTTCGTGGCACTTGCCCAGAATCAGGTAATCCAGAGACGTCCCAAATATCTCAGAGAGCTGAATCAGCAAATCGACAGAGCAGCCCTTTTTACCGGATTCGATGCGGCTGATGTAGCCGTGGGAGACATTCAGCAGTTCAGCCAATTCTATCTGGTCGAGTTTCTTCGCTAGGCGCAGCTCACGAATCCGCGCTCCGCTGGCCTTCGTGTTGTAATACATAAAAACCTCCGTGAATTTGAAATGTGGGAATTTCAAATCCACGGAGGCGGAGAACGGCAATGAAGCCCTAAAGGCGCAGAAAAGCCCGCAGCATGATTGCTGCGGGCAGAATGGGGCGATATGAAGTTGTGGTGGGGCGGCGCATCCGGAAGAGGCCGCAGAGCATACGGGGCGCTTACAACCGCGCTCCGTAAAAATGAAAATAAGAGTCCCGGCAGGAGCCATGCCCCTGCCGGCATACAGCCGCCCATAAAGATCACCCGTCCGGTTCCATTCCGGCTTGTTCAGCCGGTAATGGGATCATACCAGACGGGTAATCTCAGCCAGAGC